ATCCTAATAGAAGTAATGAATTAAATAGAGGTAGACAAGTATCATTTAATGGTGATACAACTAAACCTTTTTCAATTGGAATTCAAGATATTGATGAAGCTATATTATACTATTTTACAAATGTAATTAAACCTTTTGTAATACAAAATGGCACTAGAATCCCGGTTCCTGTAATTTATGGTTCCCCAGAAAAATGGAAATCATTTCAAAGAGATGGATATTATAGAGATGCTCAAGGTAGAATAATGATGCCTATTATAATGTTTAAAAGAGATAATATTGAAAAGGTTAGAAAAATGTCTAATAAATTAGACGCTAATAATCCTCATAATGTCGCTTTATATAGAAAAAAATATAGTCCTAAAAATGCTTATGATAATTTTAGTGCTTTAAATAATGTTGTCCCTCAAAAAGTAAATTATGCTGTTGTAGTACCTGACTATATTACTTTAACATATAGTTGTGCTATCAACACTTATTATATGGATCAATTAAATAAAATTGTTGAAGCAATTGAATATGCTTCTGATTCATATTGGGGTGATCCTGCTCGTTTTCAGTTTAGAGCAATGATAGATTCATTTGCTATACAAACAGAAATTTCTGATAATGCTGAAAGAGTAGTTAGTAGTACTTTTAGTATTAAATTAAATGGATATATTATTCCTGATGTTATACAAAAAGATTTAACAGCATTGAAAAAACTTCAAGATGTTGTTAGAGTAAGAGTAACTGAGCAAATTGAAAATGAAGGAAGATCTAGAGTTTACTACCCTCCAGTTTGGATTTTAGCTACAGGATATTGGAATGATGAAGGATTTTGGGACGATTTTGCTGTATGGATCGATTAGGGTCAATATTTATAAAATGTAACAAATGGCAATTGAATTAATAAATAGTGGAGAATCAGGTATAGCGGTTAGAAATACCTTAAATGAATTAATTAACTTAATTAACTCAAGCTCTCTTTTCGGAGTGCTTGTTCATCCTCAAGTAATAACAACAGATATAATAATACCAGCAGCATATAATGGACTTTTACTAACTCCAATTAGTATTAGTGGTTCAATAACTGTTGGAGAATCATCTAATTTAACAATAATGTAAAAATATGAGTAATTTAAAAGTAAATAGTATTGAACCCTACTCAAGCCCAAATGTAACTATTTCAGGCTCTTTAACTATATCAGGAAGTGGAGATCCAATAGTATTAGGGACAAACCAAATAGTAAATATAACTTCAAGTAATGCTTTAACTGCTTCTTATGCTTTAAGTGGAGGTGGTGGAGGAGGGTCAGATTTTCCTTACACAGGAAGTGCTATTATAAGTGGTAGTTTAGAAGTGACAGGATCTGTTTCAATTTCTGAATTTACTTTCTCTCCTTTAACTCTATTAAATTTACCTGAATATGTAACTGAACAAGATGCTATAACTGCTGGTTTAACTACAGGGATGGTTTATAGAAGTGGAGATGTTTTATTAATTGTAACAAGTAGTATATAATAATTTAAAAATTCAAATAATATGCCTAGATTTACAGGTTCACTTTTTATTAAAGGAGGAGGAATAAACGCTGAAGGATCATCATCCTTTTCAGGTTCATTAAATGTACTTGGACCCATAACAATAATTAGTGGCTCAATTAAAGGAAATACAGCTACACCAGTAATAACAGGTTCAATACTTAGTGGTACTGCCTCTTTATATTCAAATCCTCCATCAACAAATACAACAACTTCAGCCAGTTATGGAATTAATGTTGTAACAGCTGTAGAAGCACAATCATATTGTGTTAGATTACCACAAGCAGTTACCGGACAATATGTTTCATTTGTAAATAAAGGTGGAGCCCCACTTTATGTATTTCCTAGCACAGCTAGTGGAACAATAAATGGAATAGTAGATGGTTGGTTTCAAGTTCCAAATGATAATAATACCTATACACTTGTATGTATTCAAAATCCAAGTCCTGGAGTTTGGCAATCAACAACACCAACTTCAACTGGAGCTATTTTCACCTCAGATATTATATCAGCTTCACTAGGAAATAATGGATCAGGTTACAATATATTAGCTTTTGTTAACAATGACAATAAAATTACAGGTAGCAATAATAGTACTATACCTTTTTTCACTGATCCTCTTAATAGTTCTCCAATAACTGTAGATTCAAATGCTGGTAGCGTTTCAGCTTTTGTTAACCCTCAAACAAATGTTTGGACTAGCATAAACTCGGTAACTTTTAAAACTAATATATCAGGATCATATTTAGGTAGTCAAATTTTTACTCAACAAACAGGAATAGATTTACTTTTTAGAAGAGCAATAACTTATTATTCTGGTAGTACTAACAATCTTGTACCTGCTGGGTATAATATTTTACCATATTCTGCTTCAACTTGGGACCCAGGGTTTGCTGCTTATGATAATCTCCGCTTATCATTTGGTTTAAATGAATTACAATCAAACTCAGGTTTAGATATAACTTTAAATAGTAATATAAATGGAGGAAGTCTTGCTAATTTTATTAAATTAATAGAACCAGGAACCTTTGTTTCTGCCAGTAATTCAGACCCATATACATCTGCTAATCCTGGAGACCCAGGCACTTTAACTTTTGTAGTAAATAATATTTCTCCTTATGCTTCTAAATATATTGGAAATACTAAATTATTTACTTTTGTAAAAGATGAAGATGGTTTATCATATGATTTTTATTATACAGCTGAAATGGGGTTTACATTTAGGAATAATTCTGTATCTAGATCATATCCTAATTTAAAAATTCAAACTTTTTATGATGTTACTCTTTAATAATATTAAAATTTAAATAAAAATGCCTCCAAGAATATCAATAATTAATTATGCTACTACTGCTAGTCATGCCTCAGGCTCATTTACAGTAATTGGTAACTCTTCATTTAGTGGATCTACTTCATTTACTGGTTCAGTAATTATAAGTGGTTCAAACACCCTTGTAAATATAGGTCCATTCTTACAAAAAGGAGAAGTAGAAATCACAGGATCATTAGCACAAGGAGATGGAATATTAGCATCAGGTTCATATTCGCACGCTCAAGGTCAATTAACTACAGCTTTAGGAAATTATTCACACGCTGAAGGTCAATTAACCCAAGCTATTGGAAGTAATTCCCATGCTGAAGGAAGATTTGCTTATTCTAGAGGAGATTTTTCACATGCTGAAGGGCAAAGCACAATAGCGTCAGGATCATATTCTCATGCTGAAGGTCAAGGCACAACATCTTTAGGTGGTTACTCTCATACAGAAGGAGATGGTACTCAAGCTATTGGAAATCATTCCCATGCAGAAGGTAGACAAACAATATCCTCAGGCTCATATTCTCATGCTGAAGGACAAAATACATCAGCATTAGGAGACTCTTCACATGCTGAAGGATATCTAACAATAACTTCAAATCAATATGCTCATGCAGAAGGTAGACAAACATTAGCTTCAGGCGATCACTCACACGCAGAAGGTAGACAAACAATAGCCTCAGGAATAGGAGCTCATGCCGCAGGTTGGTATGCTACAGCCTCAGGTGATTATTCATATGCTGGAGGATACAATGTGGAAGCTGATGTTGCCTATCAAACAGTAGTAGGCCAGTATAATACTAAAGATAATACTAATCCTATATTTGTTGTTGGAGCAGGCACAAGTGATTCTAATAGAAAAAATGGCCTTACTGTTACAAAAAGTGGATCTATATCAGTACCAGTAACATCATCCGCTCCAACTTACCCTGGAGTAGAAGGAGAAATAGTACCTGTATCTAGTAGTGGATATTTCTTATATGTTTATATAGGTAATGCTTGGAGAAGTGCTTCATTAGCTTAATAAAAAATAAAACTTAACTTAAGGCTTGGATTTTCCAAGCCTTTTTTGTATTTATAACAAAATAAAATTTATGACAACAAGAGTTTTAACCCCAGAAGAAATTCAATATTTAAAATCTGTTCAACAAAAAAGAGTTCAATTAACAGAACAATTTGGAATGGTTGAATTAAGAATTCAAGAAATTAATCTTCAAAAAGAATATCTTATTGAAGAATTAAAAAAAGTAAGACAAGAAGAAATTAAAATAGGTGAATCTTTACAACAAAAGTATGGTGAGGGTACAATAAATCTTGAAAGAGGAGAATTTACAAGCGCCTAATACTTTTAAAAAGTTTCACCATATTTATAACAAAATTAAATAATACACGGCAATGGCAGAAACTTTAATATCCCCAGGTGTCTTAGCAAGAGAAAATGATTCATCTTTTGTATCTAGAAGACCAGTCACTGTAGGAGCAGCTATTATAGGACCAACAGTAAAAGGTCCTGTAGAAGTTCCAACAATTATCACTACTTATAATCAGTATGTGAATGTTTTTGGTACTACTTTTTTAAGTGGTAGTACAAATGATAGGAAAACTTATTCTTATTTTACTTCAATAGCAGCTTATAACTACTTTGTAAACGGAGGTACTTCATTATTAGTAGCTAGAGTAGTATCTGGTTCTACTTCTTATTTACCTGCTACTGCTTCTATTTATAATGCTTTAACGGCTACAACTGCTTCTACTACTTTAAGTATTACACCTTTTTATAATGAGGTAGTAGCTGTAGATTCTAGTTCATTTTCTTTAAATGGTATTACTTTTACAATTACTTCAAGTACAACTGAAGTAAATACTTCAACTAATATATTTGTACCATCTGGTTCAACAGCAGCTAACACAGCAGCTAATATTGTTTTAGCTATTAATAATAGTTCATCTGTAGCTCCTTATAGCGCTTCATTTCAATATGTAACAGCTAGTAATACTACTAGTACTTTAAATTTATTTGCAACTACTGGAGTTCAAGGTATTGTTGGTAACACATATTATACAATATCTGGAAGCACAACAACCTATTTTACAGGTGGTTCTAATCAAGCTGCTTTTGTTATAGAAACTCTTTCTGAAGGAGATCTTATGAATAGTGCTGGAGCTGAAGGTGCTAATAATATTTTAGTTAATGGAACTGAAAATAATTTAAGATTCCAAATTGTTAATTCTAGCACAGCTAATGGTACTTTTGATTTATTAGTTAGAAGAGGAAATGATAACATTTTACAACCTACTGTTCTTGAAACTTGGACTAATTTAAGTCTAGATCCTAATGCTCCAAATTATATAGCTAGAGCTATTGGTAATCAAGTAGAAGCTTATGATCCAACTGATAACCAAATGGAATATACAGGTGAATATACTGTTAGATCCAATTATATTAGAATAAAACAAGTAGGATATACAACACCAAATTATTTTGATAATAATGGTGTAGCTAAAGCTCAATATACTGCTTCTTTACCTACAAATGCTAGTGGTGCATTTGGTGGAGCTAATGGAGATGTAGCGGGTGGTGCTAATTTTTATGAAAATATTAATAACATTAACACTCAAGGATTAATAGCTGATGATTATGATAATATGATTAATTTATTATCTAATACTGATGATTATAAATTTAATATGTTAGTTACTCCTGGATTAGTTGATGCGTTTGGTACTCATACTGATAAAATAACAAATATTATTACAAATACTCAAGATAGAGGAGATAACATTTATATTATTGATCCAGTAGGATATGGTTCAAACACCAGTACTGTAGTAACTCAAGCATCTTCTCGTAATACTTCATATGCTGCTGAATATTGGCCTTGGTGTCAAATAATTGATCCTAATACTGGTAATTTAGTTTGGGTTCCTGCTTCAACATTAATACCTGGAGTATATGCATTTAATGATGCTGTAGCTGAACCTTGGTTTGCACCAGCAGGTATTAACAGAGGTGGTTTATCTCAAGTAGTTAGAGTAGAACAAAAATTATCTCAAGCTAATAGAGATGCTTTATACAATGGAAAAGTAAATCCAATAGCTACATTCCCTGGATCAGGCATAGTAGTATACGGTCAGAAAACATTACAAACTAGAGCTTCAGCTTTAGATCGTGTAAATGTTAGAAGATTGTTAATTGCTCTTAAATCATATATTTCTCAAGTAGCTCTTAATTTAGTGTTTGAACAAAATACCATCGCTACAAGAAATCAATTCTTATCACAAGTTAACCCATACTTAACAAGTGTTCAACAAAGACAAGGATTGTATGCATTTAGAGTAATTATGGATGATTCAAATAATACCCCAGATGTAATTGATAGAAATGAGTTAGTAGGTCAAATTTATTTACAGCCAACTAAAACAGCTGAATTTATTTACCTAGACTTTAATATTACTCCAACTGGAGCAACTTTCCCTGGATAAAAAGTTGAAAATTTAAATATGTATAATAAATTAAAATAAAAGAAAATGGCAGTATTATCACCCAATGAAATATTTTTCACAGCGTTTGAACCTAAGGTAAAAAATCGCTTTATAATGTATGTTGACGGTATTCCTTCATATGTTATTAAAAAAATAGGTGCTGTAGGTGTAACAATGGATGAAATCGTATTAAACCATATTAACGTTTATCGTAAAATTAAAGGTAAAGCTAAATGGGATGATATAGAAATGACATTATTTGATCCTATCACTCCTTCAGGAGCTCAAGCAGTAATGGAATGGGTTCGTTTACATCACGAATCTGTTACAGGCCGTGATGGTTACTCTGATTTTTATAAGAAAGACGTAACTATTGATATTTTAGGTCCTGTAGGTGATATTGTTTCTGAATGGATTATAAAAGGTGCTTTTATTAAATCAGCTAAATTTGGTGATTATAGCTGGGATGATGAAAACGCAGCTCAAGAAATTACAGTTAACTTAGGAATGGATTACTGTATCTTGAACTTCTAAACAATTAAAAATAAATTTAAAGAAAGCTCACTAAATTTGGTGAGCTTCTTTATTTTTCGTATATGTATAATAGAACAATAAGTTACATTAAATAAAATTTATGGAAAAAACAGTTGCTACAGAAACAATCGACCTACCTTCAAGAGGTTTGGTTTACCCCGAAAATAATCCTTTATCAAGCGGCACAATTGAAATGAAATATATGACCGCTAAAGAAGAAGATATTTTAACTAATCAAAATTATATTCAAAAAGGTATAGTTTTAGATAAACTACTTCAATCTTTAATTGTATCAAAAATTAATTATAATGATTTGATTGTAGGAGATAAAAATGCTATAATGATAGCTGCTCGTATTTTAGGATATGGTAAAGATTATACTTTTGACTATGATGGACAAGAATATACCATTGATTTATCACTTATTGATAATAAAACATTTGATGAATCTAATTTAACAACTAAAGGAACTAACGAATTTAATTACACTCTATCATCTACAGGTGTAAACATCACTTATAAAATCTTAACTCATGGTGATGAACAAAAAATTACAACTGAAATAGAGGGTCTTAAAAAAATTAATAAAAATGCTTCTCCTGAATTATCAACAAGATTAAAATATATGATAACTTCAGTTAATGGAGATCGAGAAAATAAAACTATTCGAGAATTTGTTGATAATCATCTTTTAGCTCGAGACTCGCGAGAATTAAGAAAACATATTAAAGAAACTCAACCAGACGTAGATCTGACTTTTTTTCCCGACGGAAGTTCCAATAGAGTCGATATTCCAATTGGGGTTAAGTTTTTTTGGCCTGACTTCTGAGACAGCTCCTATAGCTAGAGCTAATTTATTTACTCAAATACATGAAATAGTATTTCATGGTAAAGGCGGATATGACTGGCATACTATTTATGGAATGCCACGTTGGCTCCGCCAATTTACTTTTAATAAAATTGATGAATTTTATAAAAAAGAAAATGAGGAATATGAAAAAGCTAAAAGTGGAAGCTCTAATAAATCAACACTAATTGATCCTTCAGGTAAAATTAATAAAGATATGTGGAAAAATGTACCTAATCCTATAACACCAGGAACATCTAATAACTCATCTAAATCTAGGGTTAAATATAAATAAAATTTAAATTTTTGATATTTATAATGGATAAATATTTTCCTTAATGGCAAATGATAAAAATAAATTAGATTCTAAAGAAGTAGAAGAATTAAGAAAACTTATACAACTTTTACAAAAAGAAATAAGTGAACTTGATTTTAAAAAATTAGTAGAATCAGGAGGATCAGCCCGAACTCTTTTAAATAATTTACGAAAAGAAGCAAAAGAACTTAATAATGATTTTAATGATGCTTCTTTTAATTTTAAAAAAATAGTTCAAGAAATTAAAAATTCAGATGAAGGATTTAAATCTGCAAGTAAATCCTTTAATAAATTATCATCAATCGCTGAACAAGTAAAATATCATCAGTCTGGTATTTCTAAATTATCAACTGATGAGATTAAAAATTTACAAAAACAAGTTGCCCAAGAAAAACAAAGATTAGCAGATTCTAGTAAATTCTTAAATAATAAAACATCTAAATTACAAAAAATTAGTTCTGAACTTGATAGTGAAATTCAAAAATTAACTAACCAAAATTCCCTTTCAGATAAAGAATATGCTAGATTAGGTAGTCTTTTAGATAGACAAGAAAAAATAAATAAAGAATTAAGTAAAACAGAAGCAATTCATAAACAAGTTAATACTGCTATAAATGATGAAGATAAATCTTTTCAAGCTTTAGATAAAACATTAGGAAATATAAATAAAAAAACAGAAGACGAAAATAAAAAATTAGCAGGAACAAAAGGATTAATAGCAGGTATAAATAAAATTCCATTTTTAAGTGGAGCGGTTGATACTAATAAAATGTTAGATGCAGCTAATGTTAAAATAGCAGCAGGAGGGAGTGGAACTCAAGCTTTAGGAGCAGCTTTTAAAAATTTAGGAGGTCAAATAAAAGGTAACCTAATAAATCCAATAACAATAGCAGTATTTTTAGTTAAACAATTTATAGATGCTTTTTTATCTTCAGATAAAGCAGCTGGTGATTTAGCTAAGTCTTTTGATATGACATATCAAGGAGCTGCAAAAACTAGAACAGAATTAACAGCTATAGCTAATAAATCTATGGATACTGCTGTTACTACTAAAGGTTTACAAGAATCAATGGTAGCTATAGGACAATCTTTGGGTGTTAATGCTAGATTAAATGAAAAAGATTTAGTAACATTTACTAAATTAAGAGAACAAGCTGGATTTACTAATGAGGAATTAGTAGGAATACAAAAAATAACTTTAGCTACAGGAGGAAGTTTAGAAAACAATGCTAAATCATTTATGGGTACTGTAGCTAAAATGAATGCCCAAAATAAATTAGCTATAAACGCTAAACAATTGTTAAAAGAAGTAGCTAATGTTTCCGACGCAATTAAATTATCAGTTGGAGGAACAGCAGCTAAATTAGCTGAAGCAGCTTTTAAAGCAAAACAATTTGGTATCAATTTAGAACAAGCAGATAAAATGGCTGAGAGCTTATTAGATTTTGAAAATTCAATTAACAATGAAATTTCAGCTGAATTAATTACTGGAAAAGATTTAAATTTTGAAAAAGCTAGATTATTAGCTCTTAATGGTAAATCAGCTGAAGCAGCAGCTGAAATTTTAAAACAAGTAGGAGGTACAGCTGAATTTACTAAAATGAATCGTATTCAACAAGAAGCTATAGCTAAGGCTGCTGGTATGACAAGAGATGAATTAGCTAAATCTTTAGTTGATAGAGAAGCAGCTCAAAAATTAGGGGCAGCGGAAGGTCAATCTGCACAAGATAGATATAATGAATTGGTAAAAGCGCATGGTGTTGAGAAAGCTAATGCTATGTTAGGTGATGAATCATTAGCTAGACAATTTCAACAACAATCAATGCAAGAGAGGTTCGCCCAAGCTGTTGAAAAACTAAAAGAAATATTTGTTTCTATAGCTGAACCAGTGATGCAAATTGTTTCTCCAATAGTGGATATTTTATCTCCAATTTTAGGAGTTATTAGTGGGGTTTTAGGTACAATAGCAGGATGGTTTGGTTCTATAGCTCAATACTTGACTCCAATAATAGCTGGTTTAGGTATATATTTAGGTATAACTAAATCAATATTAGCTATAAAACAATTAACTGTATTAGTCACTAATCAACAAGCCCGAGCTGAAATGTTATCTAAAGCTAAAGCAGTTGGAGGGTTCATGTTAAGTATAGGTAAATATGCTTTAAATGCTGGTTTAGCTGTAGCTAGTATACCAATTGTAGGTCCAATTTTAGCAATAGCTGCTATAGCGGCCGCAGTAGCTGGGGGTATGGCCTTATATAGCAAATTTAACAAAGGAGACGACGTTGTATCTCCAGGTTATGGTAAACGTACAATAATGGGTCCTGAAGGAGCAATAGCTTTAAACAATAAAGATACTGTAATAGCCGGAACTAACTTATTCCCTAAAGAAAAATCTCTCACTACTCCTCCTTCTCCAGCAGCAGCAGCTGCTACAGCTGTTACCTCAGTAGCTACTACCGCTAAAAATGATAATAAAGAAATGCTTGCTGAATTAAAAGCTATAAAGACTGAACAATCTAAATCTAATTCTAAACCAACAATTGTAGAAAATAGTATGAACGGTACTAATTTTGGTACAGCTGTAGCTATGAACACTTATAAAACTCAATAATTATGGGATTATTAAACTTATATATATCGGCTTCACAAAATAATTTGTATCCATTTTTTAACAATCCTAACGATCCTACAGTTTATCCTGCTACAGCAACCGGTACACCTAACGCTACAGCAAACCCAGGAGCACCTCCTCAACCCTTTACAGCCTCTTATGGTCCATCTTCAACATATTTAAATGTTATAACTTCAACTCAAGATCAATTAATTAATACTTTAAATATTACAAATTTAGATACAACAGATCCAGGAGTAAATGGAGGTATACCTTATAAACAAGGCACAGATCCAACAATATATCCAACTACAACTAATCACACTACAGACATTAGAGGATTCTTCCCAGAACCTTCTGAACCTTCACAAAAATTTAATCAAGTATTTACTGCAAATAGTACTTATTCTGAATTTATCAAAAATTATATTTAATAATATTTATAATAAAAACATAATACTATGGGACTTTTAAATAAATTAACAACAGCTGGTTCTCCATTCTCAACTGGTAATGGAGCAACTCCTCCAACAAATCCTGGGGCTACAAATTTATCTAAACTTCATGCTGACGGAAATCAACCCGGATATTCAATTGATGGATCTGATTTCACTACAGTAAATGCTGCTTTTCAAGCATATAATGATGGAACAAATAACATATTACCACAACCTTCACAATTAGATTTAAACGGGGTAACACCTTCTCAATATATTAATAACTTACCTCAATAATCATGCCATTAATAGATCTCCAAACTAATTTAAGAGACTTAAAATATGGTAATGATAGACCAAATGGTAATTCTAGTAACCAACCTTATTTAGCAAAGTCTTTTGTTAATATTGGAAGTAGTAATGCTAACTTACCTGCTTCCCAAGTTAATGTTGGTGTAATAGATGTAGGTAATTTTCAATTATCACCCGTTGGGGGAGCATTAGCTATAGGAGCAGGAGCAGGTATAGGATTAGGTGTTGGAGCTTTACTTGGTGGACCAATTGTTGGAGCTTTGGTTGGAGGAGCTGTTGGAGCAGGAGCAGCAGCTATTGGTATTAATAACGCACAATCAGGTAATTCAATTGGATCCGGAACTACAATTGGTGGAACATTTAATCTTCCTCAAATAGATTTATCATTAGGTAATACACCTGATTTTTTAGTAAGAGGAGGTATTGCTAATCCTGCTTATGGATTTCAAGATACTTTTAGATTAAGTTCTTATTTTTTAGATTTTAAATCTCCTAGTGGATTGTTCTTTTCTTTAAAACAAAATTTACTTTCTAGACTATCAGTTCGTACTGAAGCTAGTGCTAATATTTTTAATGATGGTTTATATTCACCCACAAGTACTTTAGCTCAAGCTGGAGTTGTAGGTATTGGATTACATTTAAATAAACAAGGTTTAAATCCTTTACGTGATAGAGACAGTTACAGACAGGCGGTTCAATATGATCAATACTCTGATATTGGGGATGACCCAACATACGATAAATTAACAGAATATAACAGATTAGTAGCTTTATACAGATTAAAAATTCTTGAAGACCCAGATTATGATTCTGTTGTAACTATTAATGGTATAAAAATAGATAGAGATGATGATGTTAATTTATTAGAATATAGTGGTGGTCCTGATTCTATTTTAGGTATAGGTAAAACTAAAATTAAACTTTATTGTGGTGGAACAAGAAATAGAGTAGCTAATCGTGAAGATACTGATAGAACTTCTATTACGTTTGAAATAGGTAAAGAAACGAAAAATAAATTCAAACCATTTAGACCAACATCAGAAGGGATAATCCCTGTCATCCCCCCCAATATCAGAGGATAATTAGTTTGAGTTCATAAATATAAATAACCATGCCAATAATAAGAAGACCTTTAGGAGCATCAATAGCTTATACTAATAAAGGTAAAGATATAGCTGAAACTGATTCAGTTGTAATGGATGAGTTTTCTAAATTACCTGAAGCTCCTCCAAATGGACAAAATGGGTTATACTTATATCAAAATCACACTTCAGGATCTGGAAC